GTGGACGATTGTACAAATGGATTCCCCATCCGTGGACGATTGTGCAAATGAGTTAGTGCAAACAAACCGTGGACGATAGTGCAAACGCTGGTGGAAGAAACTGGGGGCGCCGCAACTGGTAAAATATGGAAGCTGGTCTATAAAACACACGCGGTACGGCGAAAGGGTGTAGAGCGCACGCTGTAAGGCGATTCACAAACCCTATAGCCAGCTTGCTAAAAATACACAATAGTGCAAACAGAAAGAGACGATTATGCAAATACAATTCAAACAATCCATGCTATAATATAGACAGTGAAAGGGAGAAAACAAAATCCTTTCAAAATATGATGTGATGGGAGATAAGGAGAATGACATTCAAAATCACAATCAAGGAAGTCCATGAAGCAGTTGTTGAAATTGATGCAGAAAACTACTTTGAAGCTCTAGCAAAAGTTGAAACTGATTACTGGAAGAACCCGAACGATTATGTACTCGAACCGAAAGACACCACATTTGAATAATGAAAAGCCCCGCCATCTGGCGGGGCTTAAAATTATACAGGGATACAAGCAAAACCTGATATAACTAATTCATTTATATTGTTAATAGTGCCCGCCCCGCTCCAAAGAGCGACGCTCCCATCCGCGTTCACAACAAGGTTAGAAATAGTGATAGTGTTTGCAGTTGAATCCTTTAAAAAGATTGAGCCATATAGCGCTGAATATTTAGGACAAAATTTTGTCGGGATCTTAAACAAAATTTCATTCGAGCTAAGGGAAATTTTATTACCTGAGTAATAATACGCCGATATAGACAAGATGCCCGCAGGCACATTACCGCGTACAGTGCGTGTAAAGCTCGCAATTTTTGCGTTAACGTCCGTAGGTACGATTGCTTCCCAACCGGTAATAATGCTATTTGCTACTGTAACAGCGTTTGCGGCGCTTGTACTAGCAGCGTTCGCGGCAGAACTTGCAGACGCAGCAGCCGATTGAGCGTTAGAAGCGGCAGACTGTGCACCACTGATATCAGATTCTGCAGTCGTTGCGAAAGCATCAATTTTTTCCATGTCCTCGTTGTAATCGGTAAGCCAATCGGGCTTATCGGTACCAACAAATTGAGAAAGTTTAAGAGTGGTAGTTTTATTCGTGCTAGACATAATTATACCTCCAATTAAATTTTTAAGATTTAGAATTCCATGCATAGTCGTAAGCTGACCAATTTTTAGCCGTGTATGCCGTCGCGGTTAGGCTTAACGCGCTATATTCAGTAGCAGTCAAACCATTTGAGCGAATTTGTTGCGAGATTTCGTTTAACGCCTGTTGAACGTTTGTGAAAATTCCTGTAATCGCGGAATAAACACCGTAGATAAGCTTATGCCATATAAAACGAGCAGAAGTTGCGTAATTAAAAGCTGTAATGCTGTATGAATTGTAACCATTTGCTGTCAATCCAAGTTTTGCGTACTCGTAAGCTGTCACACCGTTTTGCCTTACCCCTGCATAAATATCATTTAGAGTATTTTTCAAACTGTCTACTTTGTTATACACAGGGGTATTGATAATTGTTTCGTCTCCCAATCTGTTAACTACTTCGCCTAGTTTTTGATTGACAACCATAATAATGTAATTATAGAATACCTCATTATTTTTATCAATCGTATCAATCAAATTAATGATTTTATCATTAATTTCCTGTGTAAATTGCGCGTATTGGCTTTCCAAATTATTGATTTTTCCATTAACTGATCGTTCAAATTCGTCAATTTCTTTGCTTATCGAATTCAGTTGTTCAGTGACATAATTTTTAACCCATTCTTCGGTTACAGGTGTGTACGTGTTTAAAGTAGCTATCACTTCGTTAATTGCTCCCTGTAATTTACATAGTGCATCATAATAGGATAGCGCATCCGCATAAGCAGACGGCAAAGCGGGAGTACAGCATCGAACCACATTTAGAAAATCCATCTTATTCACCTCCTTTAATAAAGCTTCATAAAGCAGTTTTGTATTTCCGGATTATTGATAATTTCCATGTCGATATTCAAAAATGTTTCCCGGTAGTCTTTCAGCAATTCGCTCAAATTATGATACATATTTCCACGCACTTTCTTTTCAAAATTCCGGTCACGCTTCTGTAAATTATTCGCCGTGGAAGATGCCGATGAATCATTTAAAGTTGCAGAAGTTAAATATTTTTCGTCTGCGATAGCTCCATTATCAAGTAAGCCTTGTGGTGTGTCGCTGTACAGACTTTTTCCGTCTGCCGTGTCTGTACGTGTGCCATCGCTTTCAACGTTTTCCAATTCCATGTTTGTTTCGGTGTAATTGTAAGCGTTCAACGGGTCGAAGTCAAGTTGTGCACTTTTGTAAAGTTGGTTGTAGTACGGCATTATCTCATCCATTGTGCGGTTAAGATAAAGTTTGAAAAGGCCTGCCGTTTCCGCTCCTATTTCCCTCATCCAATAATGCGTTATAATTTTATTGTTAAGCGTTTCACGGTAACTTTCATCAAAAATAGGATAGTCCTTTAGTCCTATGTCATAACCATTTTGAATAAGTTGTCTTAATTCAACGGTGTAACTACTCATTTTCAATATCACCGCCCATTTCCGGCACTATTGGAATTTCAGAATTAAACTCTACGCTTATGTTAGTGCCAAACATTTCATTTATTTTTTCGCACGCCTGTTTTCGTTCATACAGGTAAGATTCACGTATCATTTCGAGCGAACCAAACGGGGCGGCGGCTTCATTTGCAACAAGCCTTTCCCGTTTATCTGTGAAAGCTGAAACAACACCAAGGCTTGTCAACGCTTCGTTATAAATTTCCGTTTTAACGCTTAGTAAGTCTCTAGCAATAAATGGAATATCTAAGTTAATAGGCTTTATGCTGTCAAGATTCAAGGATTTATCGCCATAAATAAACGGTTGACCGCCGTCCAACTTCATAATCAAGTTTTTAAGTGACAATCTTTCTTTTTCGTTGCATGCAATAAAAGCCGAAAACTTTTGTAAATTAGCATTTGTTTCTGCATTTCGCTGAATTTCATATAGCTTGCGCGCATACTCATTTATAATGTAGGCATCACCTGTTCTTGCCATGTTATTAAAAATTAACACGCTATTTGTTTCATCCAACATTCTAAAAGGCGTGCCATTTGCGGCAATTGCGCTTCGTTCAGACGGTACTCCGTACCAGTTGAGCGGGCCTGTATACGCAACCCCTAAACCAAAAAACTGTTCCAAACTATCTTCATAAAAAACCAGCGCTGAACCTTGTGTAATGAGCATCAATTCAAGATATCGAATATCAATCCCTTTTGGCACATTTTCCCATTTAAAGCGGGCTAGTGCAATGTTAAGCAATCGGATTGTATATTCATTGTAAGTTATATTGTTCAAAGCTAGAGTGTCGAAAAACTGAAAATCTCTACCACCTATTCCTTTTCTTGCCATTATTGCACCACCTTAAATAATAGAATTATCAAGAGAATAATTTTTAATATCGTTCGTATGCCAAAAAGTAACACCCGTTTCAAATGCCTGTTTAATTCGATTGTGTGCTACAACAGGAATACTGTCTATTAAATTAGCTTCTGTACACTTCACAAAATTCCAAGAACGTCGGCCATACAAGTTAGGTACTTTTGTTTGCAGGGTTTTGTAACCGTACATTGTAAAATAATCGTCAATGCGTTTTGCATATTCGTACCGCACACATTTTGGAAACATGTAAAAATACCATTGTCCGTTTGCAAAGAAAGAATTTGAAGAAGCGGTATTTCCTCGCGCACTATCAGGTATTATTTTGTGTTCTTCAATTGTGACAAGGGTATTTGCTATTTTAGTTGCCGCGCCAACAACACTTTCAGCCGCCCCCGAAAAATCCCCGGTAAAAACTCCGACACCTGCACCAACCGAACCACCAACAATTGTTGTTAAAGCGTTTAAGTTCATCCCCATTTGGTTTTGAGCATACCAGTTTTTAAAAGTGTCGTTCACCCATGAACAAACAGGGAAAGCGGGCATTGTTAATGATTCATCAAGTGATATGTTAAGACCTTTATAATTCAACGGTGTACATACGATAGGAGCTGAACCGCCGAGAGAACTGAACAGTACAAAAGGACCATTCGGCTCTTGTGCTTCAAAGTCAAAAAATTCGTAACGGTATTCTTTGCCACTTGCACCCGAACCATACAACTCTAAGGCTCTATACGGGTATGTGTACAACTTATTATTTTTCGGCGTGTAACCATCAAGCGGCGCAAAAACGTTTAGCAGTTTGTTTCCGTAAATTCTTTCTGAGCCCATACCCGACACCCAACCATAAGACGGGGAAGCAGGGAAAATATTAAGGAGTTCAAGCGGATACATAAACATTGACACAATGGCATCACCCTTGCCACTTTTTGCATACTCATCAACCATTGTAATTGCCTTGTCAACCCGTTCTTTTTTCGCGTAGTAATAAGATAACCCTGTAAAAGTGTTGTCCAGTAAACTAGAAGTCGGTACACCGTCTAGTCGTTCCGAAACAGCTATAATTATACCCGGTGTAAAATCATATACAGTGCCATAACCGCTTGTAATATTCTGGTTGTAAACGTATTCCCCTGTTTCCAGATTCTCCGGCACAAGGTTACTTCCAAATGTATCATCGTTTGTGTGCTCACGCTCAACAAAAGATATTTTTAAAGTATCATCTGCAAACCATGTTTGGAAAACATCCTGTTCAAAATACACGTCACTTTTATTTTCGTTCTGGAAACGAATATCTGTAATAAAATTAAAGTACCAGCGGTTGTTATTTCGATAATACATGTAATTGCAGTTTGCAATCGTTTCATAATTTGCAGGAAACGAAACAAATTTATCATCACGTTGATAAGTTGCCCCATCAAGCGTTGCTATGATTTTTGTGGAAAGAAAAGAAAGACGTTCTTCCATATTCTGGAACAATCTAACGTGCGCATAATCGTTCCCCCATGGGATGCCTGCACACAGATAAATTGTTGTATTGGGATTTATTGCCATTTTCTTCTCCTTTATATTTGCCGGACGGATAACACCGCCCGGCTATAAGCATTTATCCTTTAGTTGCGGTTGCTGTGCCAGTTTTGGATTTATCGAAAACAGAAGTGGCTGTAATAGTAATTGTGCCTGTTTCTGCTTCACCGAAATACAACAATCCGTTACGAGCAATATTTGTGGTTGCGTCGGTATTTCCGCTGATAGTCCACGTTACACCCTGCGGGTATAGTCCAGTGCCCGTAACATTAACTTTCATTTGAGTTACCGTGCCTTGAGCATAATCCGTCGTTGCGGGCGTTACTTCAACTTCCGTAATTGTGGGCGCCGTGGTAACAAATGCAACCGCGTTAGCAAACGGGCACACGGCCATGATTCTCCAGTAGTGCGCCCAATACTGCCAGTACAGGCCCTGCCCGTTCATATCGCGGGTGAACTTCTGCAAAGCGTCCCACACTGCATAGAAATCTTCATCAATCAGAATCGCGTGCGTATCCTGAATGGGAATTTCATCCACAACGATAACACGGTACTGAACCTTCGCGGGTTCAAGATTGAACAGGGTGCTATACCCAAGTACCGCCAAGTATGCATCGGTGTCTGCATCAATGATAAGAACCTGTTTTTCTTTCGGCGTTGCAGTAAGGACACCAAGGCTATTATAATCCGAGCGCATAAAGGCCATTTTATTCGAAACGGCTTTCATTTTCGCAAGCGCCATGTGCGCGGATGTATTATCCGTTACTTCATCAATTACTTCAACAGCGAACTTGCCTGCCGTGCCATACTGCGCAAGCAGATTTTTCATCGTGATAAATTCATCCAGTTCCGCGCCCGTGTACATAGCATTAAATACAGAACTGATAAAATCGCTAAGGCCCTGCCACGACATAAAGCCCTGACGCAACATGTCATCGGAAATAGTCTGCTTATAAAATACCTGATAGTTAAGTTTTGCGAAAGCGGTATTTACGTCAGGAATTTCGCGCTTCATCCATTCTTCCTCAGCCTGCGCCGGGTCAAACTGGTGTGCTTTAGCAAGATTTGTATAGACAAGTTCTACTGTGTCGCCGTATTCCAGAATGCCCTTTTTAAGCACCCTCATCGGATTTGTGAACAAACGATACGTAATCCATACCCGGCCAATAAGATTCACCAAGGTATCTACAAAAGCATTCTGCGCAGGCTGATAATCCAGCACAGCCGTGCCGAACTCCCGAATATTATCCTGCGTCACCTGCGGGAGTCGATTTTCAAAGCTGGGGTTTTCCGCAACCATCTGCGCACGAATCGCTGTTAAAATCTGAGGCGCGTTATTGGTTACATTTGTCAAAACTTTTGCGCTTTTCATTTTTCAATTACCTCCTCATTAAAAATGGATTTAATTTTTTCCGTTTCGTCTTTGATGTCGTCGAAATCATCATCTTTCAAATCTTCAACGTGCTTTCTAACAGCATCACGGCCAGTCAAGACGCAGGTAACATAGTCGCGCTTAAAATCCCTAAATGCATTGGAAATTCCGTCCATTTTATCGGACATTTCTTTCCAGTATCGTTCCATTCCCTCTTGCTCATCTTCACTATCGTGCAACCTGCGCAAATCTTCGCGCATGTCGTCCGTCATGCCGTCCTCACTATTGTAAAGACGGTCAATAAATTCACGGGCTTCGCTAAGTTTCATTTTTAGTTTTCTCCTTTCACTTTCAAGTTTGAAATAGCGTCTTTCAATTCAATGTACGCTTTCGTATTATCCGCAAGAGCATTTGTAAAATTTTCTTCACTTTCCGCATGCGCGTTCATCTGTTTGACATTCAGCCAAACAAGAACGCCACACATTACAATCGGAAATCCGAGCGTACTAACTATCTGTGTCATTACTGTGTAATCCATTTTCTCACACCCTTTTATTAGCAAATTCATTTGCTAAAATTTGGAAATCTGCAACAGTCTTTTGTGAGTACAAAATATTACAACATTTTCGCACACCAAGAAAAATCCCGTACATCATACCCACTTCTTTAGAACTCGCTTTTTGATAATTGATGTAGCTTTCAATATAAAGTGCTTTCAATTTTTCACACATTGGGCAGTTCACTCAAATCTTTATTAAAGATTTTCAAGACGGCGACATCTGTAATATCTTGCCAGTAATTCCAACTTCCGAACTCTTGGACTTTATCAAGATTGTCAACCATCACGCGGAACTTGCGCTTGTTTCCAAAATACACATAGTTTTCGGGGTCATTACTCGCGGGGCTGTTAATGGTATGACCATTTTCGGCAAAGACAACAATTAGAATATTTGCTGTATATTCTGCGGGCATAGGTGTCTCACCTCCTCCATATTCAATATCATATCTCCCAACGATATTCGGAAAACCATCATCAGGCGTTACAAGATTATTTGTAATACCCCGGCCAACATGCCATTCTTCATGACAGTGCGGCCCAGTAGTGTTTCCCGTCATTCCAAAATTGCCGATAGGTGTTCCGGCTTCAACCGTATCGCCAACTTTAACAAGGCGGTCTGCATGGTGCGCGGTCAAGACCGTTCTATCAAGAGCAGGGTAATAAATTGCAATGAAATTTCCCCAAGACCAATTGCCCCCCGTCCCGTACTCACTGCGAACAACTTCACCCGTTCCAATCGCACGCACCATCGTATCACCCATCACGCCGGAAGCATCCCGTGTGTTCCAGTCTTTTCCACGGTGTGAACCTCCAAAAACCTGCGTGACATTTACAAGGGGGTTTGCCGTAATCCAAGTAGTATAAGCCATTGTTTTTCTCCTTTTAAATAATTATTTTCAACATGCTTTTAATTTCATGCTGAATTTTTTCATTTTCGTAAGCAAGTGTACCCGTTTCTAATGCTTCTTTTATTCTTCTGAAAAACGGGTGGCGTTCGTACTGCTTTACATACTGAATGGATTTATTTATGCTTTCTTTGTCTGGTGTGAAAACCATTGTATTATACGGGTCATAATCATATGATATAATTGTCATACCCGTGTCGTAATCGAACCAAACACCGTATTTTTTGTCTCTCCAAACAAGAGTGAAATAAAAACGTGTATTTTTCCCTTTTTTCATTATTTGCGCTTCATCATCCAAATAGAATTTATTATCCACCGAATAATCTGCATAGCCGAGTGCGCGTGACATTTGCCCGAACCTTGTATTTTCTTTCGCCTTTTTGAATTCTGCACTTGTCGGAACTACCTGCAAAAGGATGTTATCTCTTACAACTGCATTTTTGTTTTTCGGTAAAGATAAATCCCATTGAATAAAATACGGGTTCGCCATTGAAATTGCATTACCAAGCATAAATAAAATAACATCATCCCGCATTCTTGCTATCGTATCGTATAAATCAAACAACAAAAACGGTTCATTTCTCAAGTAGGATGAATGGGGTTTATCAATAATAAATTCCTCAAAAATTAAATTTGAAATATCTGGGAACGCACTTGACTTGTAATCACTTGCCTTTGTCAACGCAAAAGTGTATCCGGCCAATTCTTCATTTATGTACCATTGCCCGCCGTCATATTCTATTTTAGTGTCGGGGAATACATTATTTTTTATAATATCATTGAAATATTTATCAGCTGTTTTTAATAGTTCGTCTTTGTATCTGCGAATATATCCGAATTGTTTACCCTTTTTCAGAAAGTCGCGCACCGCTTTGATTTTCCACTGGTAGGATTTACCAATCCCACGCCCGCCAAGCACAATGTTAAAAAGTGCATTATATGATAACGTATTATTTATATCATAATACATAAAATCACCTCAACAGGATTTACAGGCAGAAATATTATAGCTTGCAAGGCCCGATGTTACAGACGGCCGGTTTCACCCGTTGCGCTCCGCTGTAAATAGTATTTACATTTTCCTGTAAATCCTATTATAATCATACCTGTAATTTACAAATTATGCCATGGATTTTTGTTGTTCAAATATGGATAATTGATTCAAACAACTTTTGATGCAGATTCTTTAGCGCTCTATAATATCTGAAATAATTTTTCATTTTTCAAGTCTCCATCCTTTCATTTTATTTAAGTTGAATTCGCAAAGCGGACATTTTTCTTCAACTATTTTCTCTAGATTTATTTTTAACTCTTTGTTTTCACGTTCAAGCCGATTGATTTTAATAATTGCTTTTGCAAGTTTTAACCTCACTACATCATATTCAAGCACTTCATTATCTTCCATTTTAAGTACTCCTTATATTAAACTCTTTATCAACAAGCACAATTCCCCCGTCAACGTGGACGGGCATGAGTTTACCTGTGTACATTGCGCATGGGTGAAAATTCTCCCATGTAACCTGCTCTTTTCCTTTATCCGGTAAACCTGCACAGGTAACATGTAATTTACCGTCTATTTCTTCAATGTACGTTTTCGGTCTTAAAAATCGCGCCCTTGTAAAGTGGCTTTCGTGCGCCCACGCGCCAAGTTTATAATCATCTATATCGATGAATTTTTTAACATCCTCCACAGGTAAAGTTGTGTGAATACTATCTGTATCACTGTAAATGTACATGTCTTTTCCATATTTTTCTATGCTGTATTCCTTTATTTTTTGACTAGTTTCAATCGTATATCTACGTGCGTAAGCCGTAATAAAGGCGCCAACAGGTAGATACAAGGCTTCTCTTGTCTCTGGAGGAGATGTTCTGTATTTCACAACGCCTTTATAAAGATACGGATGCTTTTTCGCGCATATAGGGTCAAGCGCGAATTTACCATATAAAGAGTTTAACATAATTTTTGACCAGTTTCGCATAGTGGGATTATGCTCTTTTCCAGCTTTTATTTTTTCCTGCATCCATTTATCAATGTACTTTTTAAATAAGTCTTTTGATGCCCTGAATTTCCAACCTCTAATATATTCCAAATTGTAAACGTTATAATGCTTTAAAAACAACTCAAAATCTACATTTGTTAAGCAAAGCGGCACAATGTCTCCATTACTTGAAGTCACGTATTCAGTTTGCACAAATCTGCTGTTTCCTTTTAATTGAATTGTCGGTAGATATCCCTCTTTTATTTCAAACTCACATTTGAACAGTTGAATATATAGGGGACGTTCCGCATCTTCAACATATTCACCGTTGTAAAATTTCGGTTCCCCCCATGGCAAATCACAGTAATACATGCGGGACGGATACAGACTATTTACATCAAATACATTACCCTCACCCACATCCTTATCCGCGTATATCGGGTTCAAATAAGTAAAACCACCTTTATAAGCTTTGCGAATGTCCTTGTCGTAATTTGGTTCGGGGAATAATGTTCTAAATCTCTTTTTTCCTATAATATTCTTGAAATCTTCTAATGCACAACTACCCTGCGTTAATTTTTCAAAGCCCATTTTAAAAATCCGGTCAAGTGCTAAAGACATAATCTGTACGTCATGTTTCAAATATTCAGTTTCTTCTTTCGTTAAAATGTGGTTTGTTCCACGTGGAACATTATAATCAATCTCAAGTTTTTGGATATCCAGGTGGAACGCTTTTGCTATTTCATCAACTGAATAATTTAGCAGTTTCATACTATCGCGCAACTCCAAACTATTTCCATTCCCAAACCGTATCTTTATTTTATAAAACTGGCCCATATCGGATATAAGTGCATTGAATTGCTTATTGTACAATTTTTTACTTTCGACATATTCATAACCATGCTTTAATAGATAGCTTATGCAAAATTCTCCGTCAAATTTGAGATTATGAAAATATAAAATTAAATTCCCACTTTCTTCACATGTTTCAAAAAAGCTATCAATAGTATTACCTATTACTATGTTATCCACAACACCAATTTCGCAAACGGCCCAAGCCCATACCCTGCAATCATTTTTATCTGTTGTAGTCTCAAAATCTGCTGTAAACATTACAAATTTAAAACCGTCAAAGCATTTTCAATTTTATTTATCATAGCATTTATAGCTTCTTCACCGTAAGAATATTCAATCTCCAGATATGAACCATAGAACGGGTCTTGACTTGCGAAATAAAAAGCTGCACCATTTATTTTGCTTATCCTATCAACTAACTTATCACCGGACGCACCGAAATTATTTTGAATCGCCTTGATGTAGTTTCTTTTGTATTTTTCATCTAAGAAAGTTAAATAGCCGCTACGTTCTCGATTCTGCGCAGTTTCTAATCTCTTTTTAACTTCCGTCAATGTGCGCCCAGTACCTTTTGTAATAGGTCTTAAACTTTCTTGTTCAATCGTATAGAATGAACCCCTGCGCTGTGCTTCCAGTATTTCAAACCTTTTCGTGGTTTGCTTATTCGCTTTCGTGATGGCACGTTCGACTTGTTCGCGGACAAACAACGGAACTTCCAAACTGCTACCCGCTTTGTATTTTACCATTTTCTGCTTTTCGGGCTTTGCCAATTCCTGTAAACGATTCAATTCACGTGCTATTTCTGCATCTGTCCTACCGCGCATTACTTCCGTGCGGGTCAACGTATCGAGAATTTTAAACGCTTCATTTTTCGATTGCAGTTGTAACAAGCGTCTATTGTACGCACGAATTTCTTTATCAATATCCCTAGTCCTTAAATTCCCAGCGGTGTATTTCATCTTTCAACACCTACTTTCTAAATAGTGCGCCCCGGTTACCCGAGGCGCTTTTTCTCTTATTCGAAATCCAAAACCATAATTTTCGGTCGAACACTTTCACCAAACTTTGTGCAAGTGATGAAACCGGACTTCACATTAATTCTATTCATGCCCTCATCAAAATCAGTCAAATCAACATCTTTTCGGAAAAAGACTGAATAAAACATTCTGTCCCCATCACTGTTTTTCACGGAAGTGGAAGCGTAAAGTTTCCCATTACTACCTGTTTTTACCCAGAAAGTCAACTCACCTTTAACATCGAAAATTGTTTCTACGCGTTCTTTTGTTTCTGCTTTCTTTTTGTAAGCCATCGTTAAATCTCCATTCTAAAATTATTCGGTTACAAGCGTACCGTGTTCTTTTACGATTTCTGCGCTGATTTCATAAGTGTTGTGAACTTTCTCTTTATTTGCAATGCCGATAAACTTTTCGCCATTGGCTTTCATTGCCTTTTTGAAATCCGAATCATTCTTGTAAAAACCGTCCATTGTTTCAACACAGAAATTCCCGTCTTTCTCCTTGATAACGCTATAAATACGTCCCTCATAAATCTTTACTTTCATTTTAAATATCTCCTTTTAATTTGTGGTTATA